CCCTTGCGGGCCACCAGAGTCTTTTAGGCTCTTTCTCCCGAAAACAATAGGAGGTATACTGTGTCCAGGGTTCGTTTCACCACTCAATATAGTGGGGTGGGCAACCAAGTTAATTATCTTGGAAATCCCATAGCATCTCAGAATAATCTTTCAGAATACCGAAAGGTTACTGATGAGATACTCCCTGGTGACGGGTGGAATTTCGATGTGAGAAAGGTCCTCGCAAGCGGGGGCATTATCACATCGTTAACCACTTCCGGCACTACGGGCGCGAAATGGACAAACTGGCAGGCAAGCAGACTGGCGAATCCTAATGATTCGTTATATGCTCACCTTAGTATACCTGACAGACCTAGCAATGCGTTTTTAGCGACGGATACGGTAGTTAAAACCAATCCTAGCAGACCGGTAGTTGATCTATCGGTTAGCATTGCCGAATTACGAGAACTTCCTAAGTTAATTCAAAAGGAAGGTGATGACCTGATCCGAAAATGGGGTAAGCAAACGCTTAGCCGCGAATTCGGTTGGGTTCCACTCGTAAAGGATCTTCGCAAATTAGCTACTATCAGAGATGATGTAGTTAAGCGCATGAATGAAATCAAGCGTTTACGCGAAGAAAAGGGTCTAAGACGCACTATCGACCTTTGGGCCGGATCTTCATCCGGTACATTTGATGTTATAACACAGTCTGGGTACAAACTTATTGTACACCATTATCTGGATTATACCACTCAAACCAAAATCCGAGGACACATCGTCTGGACTCCAGACGATCTCGGAATAACGGAAGGACGTTACCTGCTCCGTACCATTGATGCTGTTCTTGGGTTGAAATTAGATATGTCAACCTTATGGAACCTCATGCCGTGGTCATGGATTATCGATTGGTTCTCCAATTTGGGCGATATCCTTGAAGGGAATCGCAATATCATTGGAGCTTCGCATGGGCAAGTTCAGCTCATGGAACATTCGATAACGACTATTCAAGGTAAATCTAACTATCCAGATGGGGTTATTACACCCTTCTTTGGGAAGTTAGAAACTAAGAATAGAAGGCGGTTCAGTGGGTCACCTATTGACGTCCAACTGCCATTTCTTACGAATAGGCAGATAACGATACTTGGTGCTATCGCTGTAACTCGGCGTAGGCCGGGTTAACAGCTACCAACCTCATTCCGAGGAAGGAGCAACAAGGAGTAATACCATGTTCACTGATACGATTACGATTACGATCAACGCTGTCGCGAAGGTACTGAACCGTGTTAACCAAGATGGTTATGGTTCGGAATATTTCCTCCGTGACTCTGCTGGTTCGTTTCGTTTGAAGCTACGCAATACCAGCTACACTGACAAGAGCCGTGGGGCGGTCAAAGTTGACCGTCACAACATCGAGTTGGTGGAAACTGTTTTTGCGGTTGCTCCAGCTACTATCAACACCGTTCGAAAGTACTATAGTGTACTTGAGAACGACCAGACCGACTCTGTTGTGAGTTCGGCCAAGTTCGCAGCCGGCGTGACTGGTTTCCAGACGGAAGCCAATTTCACCAAGCTTTTGAACTGGGAGTCGTAGAGTAATCTACGCTCGTTGATTTAGCATCGTGCAGTGGCTTGAATGTCTTCACCTAAAAAGGAGTCAGACATGAAAAGTCAAGCAAATGGATTGCTCAAGGTTGCACTGGGTGTCTTTGCAGACTACCTAGTGACATACCCTAACGACAGGAAGGACGTTTCTCGAGATATAGAGAGACTCACCCTTTTGGTCAAAGAGAGAGGTGTTGGGGTGTTTACCCTGGACCTCCCGGCTCTCGATAAAGCACTAACCAGTGCCTTTGAGAGTGGCCGTCTTACAGTAGAGGGGGCGTTAAGCAAACGCGTCTCTGCTACTGTCCAAGTGCCCAGATTTCTCCGGGGACTATGGTTACGGATATTTGACCGTCGTGGCAACCTGATGGAGGATGCCGACCCTACAGCGGTTTTCTTTTTGAGACAAATATTGTGTCATGGGAAAAAGCTGGAAGTGGAATGCACCCCTGCACGAACTAAGTCCGTGATGGGGGAGTATTACCATGTCGAACGAGAAGCCAGGGTTCCAACACTCAGTTGGAGCCATGACAACTTGGGCTCTAATGACGCTTGTAGTTTTGATGATCTTTTCGGTCATCATTCTGCTGGCGTCGGGAGCGAGCAATATGAACTTTGGGAGAAACCCATTGAACGTATTGATCAATCCCATAGAGCCATCCTCAGGAGATGTCAAAACAACTTCGACATCTTCTCCCAAGCCATTGGCAATTTCGGAATCGAAGAGTTCTTATCCTCGATCCGAGACCATTCCAATGGGATAGGCTTCAGGCATGGGCCTGGTGCTGTTTCGGATCTAACTAGCAAGGAGTATAAATATGACTTCCCTACATGGTCCGAAAAGCTCGGAACAACCTTCCCTTTCTCTCGATATGGAACCCTCGCCCAATTGGGTGTTGGATCTCCAAGAGAGTCAGACAAGAGAGATGCTTCCCATAGCTTATGGGATCTCTTGCTTGCGCTGGAACCAAGCTCTGACGAGCTTGCGTGCAAAGGAAAGGCAGGCAGTGCTGAACTGGTATGCAGCGTTCCTGGAATTGGAACGTCTGTTCTTCGAGATGCGGGGAACTCCCCGTCCTCGGAGTTTGTCCGAGGTGAAGACCCTTCGTTGGGTTCAACCTCAAGTGACCATAACAGTCCAAGCACTCACGAACCCCCTTCAAACCTCTTAGCAGTCCCAAAGACGGCTAAGGGCCCAAGGCTCATAGCGAGTGAACCAACATCACATCAGTGGTGTCAGCAATTCGTTAAGAGATTCTTGGAAGAGAGACTTCTTGGTCTATTTGGCACTGAATTTGTGTCATTTAGAAACCAGGAGGCCTCTAGAAGGCTCGTTTCCAAAGCTTCCTTAGATCAGTCGTTAGCTACCGTGGATCTCTCCTCGGCGAGCGATAGACTGACGTGTTGGTTAGTCGAGAGAGCATTTCGTAAGAATAAACCCTTACTTAAAGCTCTTCACGCTACCCGTACACGGTGGGTAAAGGACAAAGTCGATAAGACTAGTCCCCCAAACTTCTTTATTCCAAAGAAGTTTGTCACTCAAGGTACAGCGATCACGTTTCCTGTACAGTCGATCATCTTCCTGGTTATTGCTCTAACCGCTTGCGGTTTTGAAGCAAAACGCCCTGAAGACTTCTTCTGTAACAAGTGGACAGGCAGTCCACTTGCCAGGTTACGTGGTAAGGTCCGCGTCTACGGGGATGATATTATCATTCCCGTTAGCGGGTATGCTCCACTTTGCATGTTACTTCATGCGTTAGGCCTTAAAGTTAACCAAGACAAAAGCTTTGTCAAGGGACACTTTAGGGAATCCTGCGGCATGGACGCCTTTAAGGGAGTTGATGTAACTCCTGTGAAGACGAAGTGCATTGTGGCAACCGGCCCACAGTCGAGGCAGTCTTTAATCGACTACTCCAACAACTTGCATAAAGCAGGTCTATGGAATGCCGCAAAGGCTGCCGAATCGTTACTTCCAGTTTGGGTCGTAAGATCCTTACCGGTTGTTGGACTCGGCTGTGGAGGTGTAGGTAGGTTCTCATATCTAGGTCAGAATAGAGACCATCTCCGAAAGAGATGGAATCAAAAACTGCATAGGTATGAGTATCGAAGCTATCGCCAACTGGCGAGGGCCGATCGAAAGCCTACTAACACCCTTTCTGGAGTGCTTCAGTACATTACTGAGGCGCCCGGGCTCTACTCAAAGTTTGAGCACGGGATTCCAGGAAGACCGAAGACCAGAGATGGTCTTGGGTGGGAGCCCCCATACTGATCACTCCGAATAGGAGTGGTCGGTGTGGGTGGTATCACAATAACCTGAAATATGGTCATTGTGTGAACAGGAACAAGCTGTGCCTGTTCCCCCCCACGGGATTCCAG